CACCCGGGACCAAACGCCCTATGACGTGTGGGTGCGCGAGGGCTGGCTGAACGCTCCGCCCGGCAAGGTGGTCCGCATGGACTTCATGGCCGCCCGCGTTGCCGAGGCGCAGTCGCAATACCGGCTGAAGGTGCTGGCTTACGATGCCTATGCCTTCCGCAAGAATTTCGAGCCTGCGCTAGATGAAAATGGCGTGACCGTCCCGCTTGTGGAGCATCCGCAGGGCGGCAAGCGACGAGCGCAGCCGACCGAAGATCAAAAGCAAGCCGCCGAATCCGAGGGCAAGGAAGCCGAAGGGCTCTGGATGCCCGGTTCGCTGGCCGAGCTTGAAACCCTCATGCTTGAAGGCCGCATCCGTATCCGCCGCAGCCCGGTCGCCATCTCGGCAATCATGGGCGCGATGATCGAGTCCGACGCCTTCGGGAACCGCTGGTTTAGCAAGCGCAAGGCAACAACGCGCATTGATCCGCTGGTTGCCCTGGCTATGGCTGTGGGGGCGGCGACGGCAACAGCTTCGACGGGCCGCCGGAATACGGGCGAAATCGACGTTTGGTAAGGATTTTCCATGTCTCTTCCGTCAACCATCAAAGCCGCATATGGGTGGCTCGTGGGGCGGCAGGGGAATGGCAGCCTTCAGCGGTCATATGATTCCTCGGATTTGATGTGGTCTGGCGGCTGGGGATCACAGTCCGCAACCGGCATCACCATTACCCAAAGCACGGCGATGGCCTGCTCTACGGTTATGGCTTGCGTTCGTATGCTATCGTCGGATTTGGCGAAGGCTATTCCGGGAATTTTCCGCGAGGAAGACGGCAAGCGCACCGAGGCCAAAGGTCACTTTCTGCATGACCTCCTTATTGATCCGAATGATTGGCAGACATGGCCTGAGTTCTGCGCCCAGATGCAAATGGGCCTTGTTCTCCGTGGCAATGCTTATGCCGTGATTGTCCGCGACCAGCGCAGCAATCCGGTCTATTTCGTTCCGATCAACCCTGATTTCTGCCATCTCTGGGAATCGCCAGACGGCAGCCTGTTCTACATGGTCACGCGCTCCGGCCTGCATCAAATGGCCGTCTTGCAGCACGAGCCCATGCTAATTCCGGCGCGGGACGTGCTGCACCTAAAGGGGCCTCTTTCCTCGAATGGACTGACCGGCCTTTCCCCCATCGCCCTGAACCGCGAGGCCATCGCCCTCTCCCTGGCCCAGGAGCAACAGGCCGCTCGCTGGATGGGTAACGGGGCCAAGCCGTCTGGAATTCTGACGACTGACAAACTGCTGACCCAGGATGCTTATGATCGGGCAAAGGCATCCTGGCAAGCGGCTCAAGCTGGCTTGGCGAATTCCGGCAAGACGGCCATGCTCGAAATGGGCCTGAAGTGGCAGCCCTTGAGCATGACCAGTCAGGACATTGAGTTTATCGCCTCTCGCCGGTATCAGGACGAAGAAATTGCCCGGATGTTCCGCATCCCAATTCCCATGGTCACAGAGGTTGAGTCTTCCGCCAAGACCGACCCCGATGTCTTAGCCCAGCATTACGTCAATTACACGATCAGCGACTACACCTCGATCTGGTCATCTCGGTTCTCTAAGGTCTTCGGTCTTCGCGCCCAAAACCTGCGCCTAGGCTTTGATTTGAGCGTTCTTCTTCAGTCTGACCTTGCGGCCCGCATCAATATGCATCGCAACGCGGTCATGGGCGGCTTGGAGACGCAGAACGAGGGACGCGCAGGCATTGGCTTGGGTCCGATGGATGGCGCTGACCTTCTGTTGACCCCCAGCAATTCAACCCCGTTCGGCTCGGACAAGAGCGGAACGGCTCCCAATGGTGCCGGTCGCCCGGAAAAGAACGGCGACGGCAATCCTGACCAGCCCGGCGCGAACTAAGGATCAAGACATGCCCTTGCCGAAAGAGATCATTCGGTTCACTGCCGTCGGTGACCCGGAAGTGATTGCTGACAGCCGCGTGCGCCGGTTCAAGATTTCCTCCAGCGCTGTGGCTCGTGACGGCCATACCCTAGCAACTTCCGGGTGGGATCTGGCGAATTTTCGCAACAACCCCATCGTCTTGGCTGTTCACGACTCAGAGCATATCGAGTCGATCATCGGGCGAGCCGTCGATCTGCCAGTGAAGGGTGACGATCTGTTTGCCGACATCGAATTCATGTCGGGCGATATCAATCCGCTGGCCGAGATGACTCTTCAGATGGTGGATGCCGGATTCCTTCGTGCCACCAGCGTTGGATTTATTCCCCTGGATGGCAAGCCGGCCAAGGGTCGCGGGCAGGGCGCTTATGACTTCAGCAAGCAAGAGCTTCTGGAAATCAGCATCGTGCCGGTCGGCAGCCTTCCTGACGCCCTCCTGGCTGCCCGCGCTGCTGGCATCGACACCAACCCCGCCCTTGATTGGGCAAAGCGCATCGTCCGCGACGCAGGAGCCATTGCCGTGCCCAAGACCATGAAGCGTGACCTCTATGATTGTAGCTGGCTGGCTCAGTTGCTTCAGTCGCTGGCCTGCCTGGAATCGAGCGCAGAATGGGAAGCTGAATACGAAGGCGATAATAGCCCGGTGCCCGGAATGTTGGCCGACGCCATCAAAACCTTGGGTGGCATCCTGATCGCCATGACCGCCGAAGAGGTGGCCGAACTGATCGGCGAGGAAATTGCCGAGGAACGCGCCGCCGACACTGCCGGCCAGCGTGCTTTAAAGGCTCTGGGGCGGGCATTCAAAGCCAAGGAAAATCCCCCGACTCTGGCGGCGTCTCCATTGACGGTTGAGGCGCTGGATGCCTTGAAGCGGGATTGGCTTGCTGCTTCTGCTGGAACCCGCGCCGGTCGCGTTCTCTCCGCCGACAACGAGGCCTGCATCCGCGCCGCTCACGGAAAAATCACCGAAGCTGCCGACGCCCTGCTTTCCGTTGTCGCCCAGGTTGAGCCTGCCGCCGACCCTGATCCTGAACAGGATGATCCCGAGGCTGACGCTCGCTCCGCCCGTCTCCGCAAGGCCAAAGCCAAAAAGCTGGCCGCGACCAAGGACGCCTGACCTTTCCCCATCCCGACTTTTTGAAATCCCCTCTCCGGTCTGGCGAGGGCTTCCCGGCTGCCGCGAGGCGGCCTTTTTTTGCGTCCAAAGGAGTAACCATGGATCGCATCACTTCCCTTCGCCAGGCGCGTGCGGCTGCGATTGACGAACTGAACACCGAAGCCGTCATCTCCGACGCCGCCAAGTATGGCGAAGTCGAAACCCGCATCGCCGACCTGGAAAGCCAGATCGACCGCGCCGTGAAGGCCGAGGAGCGTCAGGCTTCGCTCGCCAAGCCGGTTGGCACGGTCGAGCATGGCGCTGAGGAAATCAACGTCGCCGCCTCTATCGCCCAGATCCGCAGCAAAGCTACCGGCCCGCTGCGCAGCTTCGATGACTATAACAGCCTCGTTCGCTCCGCCACCGGCTTTCACCCCTCGGCCAGCACTGGCTACCGCTCGTTCGGCGAGCAGCTCCAGGCTGTCTTCCAGCATTACGTCAGCCGGGGCAGCAGCACCGACTCCCGTCTCGTCCGCGCTCCGACTGGCTCCGGGGAAGTGGACCCGACCGGCGGCGGCTTTCTGGTACAGACCGATTTCGCCACCAGCATCTTCATGCTGTCCCATGACATGGGCGAAATCCTGAAGCGCGTGAACAAGATTCCGATCAGCGCGAATGCCAACGGCATCAAGATTCCCGGCGTGGATGAAACCAGCCGCGCCACCGGCTCTCGTTGGGGTGGCGTTTCGTCCTCCTGGGCGGCTGAAGGCGTCAATCCCGGCAACTCTCAGCCGAAGTTCCGCTTGGTCGAGTTCGACTTGAAAAAGCTGATGTCCCTGATGACCGTCACCGACGAGCTATTGCAGGACTCCACCGCCCTGACCAGCATCGCCGGTCAAGCCTTCTCGGAAGAAGTCATGTTCATGACCGAGGATGCCATCTTTGAGGGCACTGGCGCGGGTCAGCCGCTGGGCATCTTGAACGCCCCGTCGCTGGTCTCTGTGGCGAAGGAAAGCGGTCAGCAGGCCGGTACCATCGTCAAGGAAAACCTGGACAAGATGTGGGCTCGCTGCTGGGCTCGTTCGCGCAGCAACGCCGTCTGGTTCATCAATCAGGATGCCGAGGCCCAGCTTTCGGCCCTCAATGGCGTCGTCGGCACTGGCGGTCAGTTGGTCTATATGCCGCCCGGCGGCCTGTCGGCTGCTCCTTACGCCACCCTCTATGGCCGCCCGGTCATCGCCACCGAGTACAGCTCGGCCCTCGGCACTCCCGGCGATATCGTCCTGGCCGACATGAGCCAGTACACCGTCGTCGATAAGGGCGGCGTCAACTTCGCCACCTCCATGCATGTGGCTTTTGACACCGATCAGATGCGCTTCCGCATCACCTATCGCGTCGATGGCAAGCCGATGTGGCACCAGCCCCTGACCCCGTTCAAGGGGACGTTGACCAAGAGCCCCTTCATCGCTCTGGCCCAGCGTTAATCCGGCATCGCCTGAACACAGGGCGCGGTCCCCCACCGCGCCCTTTTTCATTTCGCCGCATTGGGGGGCGGCAGGAGACCTTCAATGGCTCGTCAGTTCTCGATCCCCTACCAGCTTCCGCCCATTTCCCTGCTGCCTGCCGCCGCTGATGCCGCTGGCCGCACTGGCTCCTATCGCTCGCTGCGTAATGCCGTGAAGGCTTACATCGTGGCCGAGGTCAACCAGGGCAACGCCGCCACCGTCCTGCTGTCTGTCCTGCAGGCCAAGGACTCCAGCGGCACTGGCTCCAAGGCCATCAATGCCGCCCCCAACTGGCTGGTCGCCGATACCTCCGTGACCGATGCCCTGGTGGCGCAGGCCGCCGCTGCCACCGCGACCACCAGCGCCACCACCAAGGATAAGCTGGTCGTGTTCGAAATCGAGCCGGACGCCGCCCTGGATGTCGCCAACGGCTTCAACCACATCACGATTTCGACCGGCGCTTCGAACGCTGCCAACGTGACTGCCGCCCAGCTTTACATCCTGGGCAGCTACGAGCAGGCGACCCCGCCGACCTCCTACGTCTAATCGGGTGGGGCGGGTAATTCCGCCCCATTCCTCTTTTCTGTCTTCTGGAGGATGGCGACATGCCTATCGTTCGCGGTAAGGGCTCCTATTACGGGGGCTGGCCCATTATCACCGATACCACGACTGGCGAAGTCGTTGGCGTCAACAACCCCGTCTATTTTTATGACGATTTCCAAGGTGCCGGCCATACCAGCATCCCCACCAGCGTCTCTTCGGGGGCTTTTTGGTGCTCCAAGATCGTCAAGACCGCTGGCACCGTGACGGTGAGCGCCGTCGCCAACGGCCCCAACGGTCAAATCGCCCTCGCTACCGACGCCACCAGCGAAAAGCAGGATGCGGTTCTCTATACCGCCGACCAGCGGGCCTATTCGGTTGCGACTGGCCTTCAGTTCGAAACCCGCGTTCAGCTTGGCGTGATCCCAACTTCCGGCACCAAGGCTGTGTTCGGCGTCGCTGCCGCTTGGGCTGACGGCCCCAACAACATCGCTCAGTATCTGCGTTTCGCCGTCAACGGCAACGGCCAGATCCTTTGCGAGAGCCAGGACGGCAGCACTCAGCTTTCGGTCAATTCCGGCGTCACCGTCGCCACCACGACCGAATGGCACATCCTGCGCATCGACGCCACCGACCCGACCAACATCGGTTTCTACATCGACGGCAATCAGGTGGCGACCTCGACCACCTTCCCCTTTGCCGCGACGGGCGCCAATGCTCAGGTTCAGCCCTATTCCAGCGTCTATAAGGCGTCTGGAACCTCCGTGGGCACGGTCAACCTGGATTACGTCGCCATCTGGCAGAATCGGTCTTAATCTATGGCAAAGACTGACGCTTTCGACATCGCTTCGGCGAATGTCGGCGATGCGGTTGTTCTGACGGACGGCCGCACCGTTATCATCAACGGCATCTGCATTTCTGTCGATGCCGGCAACTTCATCCTCATCGGTGAATCCGAGTGGCTTGACGCAAGTCTGGTCGCTTCGGTCTCCGTCTAAGGGGTTAGGTCATGGCGCTCCCGGTCAATATCACTGCAACCATCGCCGCCAGCAGCTCGTTGAGCCCGGAGGTTGATCTTGGCATCGGGACTCTGGTTGGGATCGCCATGCCTGCCGCCTGGACTGCCGCCGCCCTTACGTTCCAGGTGAGCGTTGATGGTGGCGTTACCTGGAATGAATTGACCACTTCTGCCGGGGCGGCTGTCAGCTACACCGTCGCTGCGGGGCAGTTCATCGCCGTTGATCCGACCCTGTGGCGTGGCATCAACGC